GTGTTAACTAATAAAGTGTTTGTTCCTATGGCAGTATTATTATCTGCTGTAGTATTTGAAAATAAAGATGAAAGACCTAAAGCTATATTTGATGCACCACTAGTGTTTGAAGTTAAAGCATTTTTACCGATAGCAGTATTACTTCCACCAGTAACAGAAGCATCTAAAGCACTTTCTCCAAGAACAGTGTTACCAGCAACAGAGTTTGCACCTTTACCTACAGTTATAGAATTTATTGTTGCATCAGCAGATGTTGTTAAACCACCTGTTAATGTTCTTAGATCAATCCAGCCATCATTCGCTGAATTTCTCATCTTTAATAAATTATTACTTGTATCAGCCCACAACATATAAGCAGCAGTCGTACTAGGAGCAGAACCAGAACTGTTATTTGTTAATATTGCCTGTAATACATTATTTAAATCCGTCCTGACGTTAGCTCCCGTGGAGTTATCTATTACATAATCATGTGTAGCCATTACTTAACCCACTTTTTCTTTTAAGTATATCTTAATAGACATTTTTTAACTACCTCGCCCGAAACCTGTAGCAGTATATTTAAATTCTCTATCTACAAAACTAGATCCATTCTTTACATCTATATTGAATCCACTTCCTGTAATTGATGACAGAGCAAAAAAGTCTCCTGATATTGCATTTTCAATTGTAATAGCAACAGAGGGCAGAACAGTGTTGTCTGCAACACCTGTTCCTGTAGATCCTGTAAAAAATGTATTAGTGAATGTTACTGATTTTTGCGAGGTTCCAGAAGAAATAATTCCACCACCTGTAGCCCCTGCATTTCCAAGACTTGTTTCTGTTCTACTTTCTAGTTCTGCCGTATAACCTAATTGATCAATTTCGATTGATTGAGCAGGGTCATCTGAATCCATTTCACATCTAAATTTAAAACCACGACCAACATAAGTTCCATTAACAAAAGGGTTAAATCTTGAAAAGTTGGCTCCATAAGTACAAGAAGTACCAGCAGATATTGTTGCACTTGTAGCAGAAGTAACTGTAAATGTACTAGTGCTAGGTACAGTAATTATTTCATAATTTCCATCTGTTGCAGATCCCGCAGTAAAATCAATTACTACAAAATCACCAACTGAATATCCATGAGAACTTTTTGTGATTGTAATAGTTGTTCCGCTTTGTCCATACGTTGCTGAAGTTGACAAGTCAGGATCAAGGTCAGTTGTGGCAACTAATAAAGAAGCCCCGACATCAAATGCCGTGGCACCATCAAAGTCTGACCAAGTATCAATGTTTGCTGATCTTTTATCAATCAAATCATTTGGGTAAAAACCTTGTGTTACAAAATGTCTGCGTAATCTTAAAGGCTGTTTACCACCTAAATCCAAAGTATTTGCAAATTCATAAGAGCCACCAGTAATATCAACAGCACCTAAAAAATCAAAATCAGCAATAGCATCAAAATCTGCAACACCATCTAATTCATCTAAAGAACCAAGAACAAGACCATTAACATCATCACTAAAAAAGCAATCAACTTTTGCACCAGCAAAAGGTGTTGCGTCAGTATCTTCTCTATCTTCTAAAACAGTTAATTTAGGAAAAGGGTCAGGACTGTTTACAATTACTGAAGTTTCACCAGAACTTAGTCTGCCACCATCATCACGAAATTTTAAAATATATTCACCAGTTACTATATTTGGAACTATTGATTCACTAACGTTGCCCGGCAAAGCTGAAATTACATCAACAGAGTTTGTAAAAGTTGCTGTTCCATCTGCAAGGTTTGAGGCTCTTACTACTACGTTTCCACCATGCACTACATCTACATCTGTAGCTTTATCAAAACGTAATCTTACAAATTGATCTGATATGGGTTCTATTCTTAAATTAGTAACGTCTTGTGGCACTGCTGTTTTACCAACAGCTTCAAAAGTTAAATCTGTTGACGTTGCAGAGAGTTGGCCTTGTACGTTATAACTAAATACTTGTATTTCATATGTTCCAAGTTGACTATTAAAAATAACAAAATCAGGTCTTGAAACTTTTTCAGTAGTAAAGTTACCATTTTCATATCTATAATTTATTTGATATTCAATAACACCAACTATTGGTTGCCAGCTTAAAAATATTTTTGATACTGCTTGGTTGTTAATAGGAACTATAGTTTCTTGTGCTGTAAGACCTACTGGTGGTTCTTTTAACTCATTTAAAATACTTACATTTCTTGCTGGCAATGCTGTGCCATCTTCTATAAAAGCATATTTACCTTCAACATAGGAAAGTGCTGTTATTGAATAATTAATACCATCTTGTTCTTCAACAGTAATAACTCTAAATTTTTGAGATTCTATAGTTACGTTTGAAATAATCCAAATTGTATTGACATTTGGTGTCTGTGAAAAAGCCTCTGATACAGTTATTGTTGCACCAGAAATACTGCTTATGTCTTTAATTTCGACAGAACCATCTGGTAAAACTAAACTTAACTTTGCATCACCAACAGGATTTCCAGAGGCATCTACAGCAAAGTCTGTAGCATTTGTATCATCAACAGTAACAACAGTTGTAGAAGTGACACCAGCAAGCCTTCCACCTCTTCTTACACCAGCACGAACAGGGTCATTTATATCTATTATTGCACCCGGTCTTACAACAGCACCAGCATCAATAGAAGTAGAAAAGCTTACTAATTCTGATTCGTTTTGTTCTGCAAATAATATAGCCCTACCTAATCTTGCAGCCTGACCCCTTGATGTACAACCAAAACCTTTTACTTGTTTTGTTATTATTCCAAACTTACTTTGTGCAGTACTGTCTTCAACAACTTCATAGTCTATTTCTTGGCTGTCCATATTAAAATATGAGACAGCTACAGCAGTATGTCTTTGTTTTAAACTACTTCCAGAATAATTAAAACCTTCAGAGGTGACATTACTTAAATTAAATAAATAACTGGCATCTTTAGGTGAATCTTGAGTGATGGTAATTGTTCCAGCAGACCATATGGGCATACATCTCATTACACCTGATAGCTCATTTATTAATTCAAAAGCTTCACTTGATGATTGGATATTTACATTACAACTAAATCTAGCTTCTGTGCTGCCAAAACCATCATCAACAAGAGTATTAGCATATTTACTGGCGGTAACAAAAGAGAACAAATCAAGGTTGCTATCTGTAACGTGATCTCCAAAACCATATCTTGTATCTGTTAATAAATCTAATAAAATCATTGCAGGGCAAGAAGTCCAAACTGCAGCACCCATTACTCCGTTAAATATATATCCATCAGGATAAACAATACGACCAGTTGCAGTATCTACAGTAGGTGTTCCAGAGCTTGAGGCACCAGCCCCCGGTATTCTTACTTTTATTCCTCTGATTCTAAATTTTCTTGAGGGTATTGAACTAAATTGTTGTGAATCTAGTCGTATTGCATTGTAGGCAGAGTTTGCATAAGTAGAAGCATCATCTATTATTTCAGAAAAACTTGTCCACTGAAAAGCATTTATGGTACTGCTACTTGTACTATCTGCTGTTATTCTTGTAACTCTTATATCAACAGGAAAGGCACCTGTAACTTCAACAGAAAAATCTTTTTGATATGCGTCAGCAGTTCTTCCTGTAACAGTATCAGTATGTATATCAGTAAAACCACCAGAATTATATTGAACAGAAATTTTAAAACTTACTGTATCACCTAATAAATCTCCTTGTTCTGTAGCTATCTGTATTTGTGGAAATGTGATTGATACTTTAATACGATCTACAGATGTATTTGTAATTTGTCTTGTGACTGCAGTTGCTGCTGTAACAGTCACACCTACTGGTACTGTTGATTGACTACTTTCTATACCAGCAATTTTTGTTTGATCTGCTGTACCAAATCTTGAATTAAAAGTAACATCTTGATAATTAAAATCAGTTGTTGCTGGACTGGAGGATGAGGCTGTTGCTTTTAATATTGGGGTATCATTTAAAAAAACATCTTTCAAATAAGCATTTTTATATGCTGTAGATGTTTTATCTGTTATTCCTTCTTTTGATGCAGACGCACTACCTTCTATTTCGCCTTCACTTATAAGATCTAGAAAGGTTGCAAACTGTTTACTGTGTAAAGTATCAGGTGTTCTTGTCGGCTGTGGAGGAGGTGGAGGACTACCACCACCACCAGAACCACGAATAATTTTATTTTTATCAGTCATACTTGTACCTGTTCTGTATCTATTCCACCACTTATAACAACAGAACCAGTAATAATTTCACCATAAACAATAGGAACAGGTGTTCCAGCCCTAGATGTTTGTTGAGTTCCACTAAAACTAAATGACAGTCTTGGATCTTGTTCTGAACTAAATTCTGGTAACTTTGGTGTAGGGAACAACATTCCACTTACACCACTTAAAACCAATGCAGCACCTATACCGAAAGCTGCTTTTGCACCAGTCCCTGCTGCAGCAAAACCAAAAAATCCTTTACCACCGATAGTTAAAGGATTTGTAAATAAACCACCAACACCAAAGCTCATAGCAATTAAAGCACCACCTAATAAAATTTTGCCTAAATTACCACCAGCACCAGATATTACAGGAACAAACTTTATATCAGATTGACCTACAGGAAAGTGTAATTCATCAATTCCAACATCTTCTTTATTACATAACACTTGATAATATTTATTGGACATATAACTTTCTAATTGAGGAAAGTTATTTATCAAAAAACTTACAGCCTGTGCTGTTGTATTTACTGCAACTTCAAATTCTTTATGACCTGTCACTTTTGCAAGATCGCCATATAGTTTTACTTTACGAAGCATAGCGTAACCTCATGCCAGTACATTTCAACAACCATTCATTGTATGGTTCCTTACAACTTATTCTATCTGCTAAATGATGTAAAACATCACCATCTAAAAAAATAGCTACATGGTTTAAGCCTGTAGCCATTATTGACATAAATAAAAGATCACCATTTTGTAATTTTTCTTCTGGTCTTAATTGTCTAAAACCAGTTCGCCATGCACATCTTTCAAACATTGGATCTGCAATAAATTCTTCAGGTGTTGTTGGTCTATCCCAATCACGCAAAGTTATCTTTTTTTCATCTTTATACCAATCTCTTACTAAAGCCCAACAATCAGTTATACCCCAAACCCAATGCCTACCAATTAAGGGTGGTTTATATCCACTTGGCTCATAATAACCCCACTGCTCTGTTTTTGGATTAACTATATGCCATGGCAGTTCTGAATTTTCACAACTTATTTTATCTGCCTGACTAGCAACAGGAGGTGTAACAGGATGGCTATGTATGACAGCTAAAATATTTCCAGTTTCTTCTGCTTTTACAAAATCATCTGGGTCAATAATAAAACATTGTTGCTGGTATGTTGATAAATTTTTACAAGCAAAATATTTTTCTTTACCTTTTATATTTATTAATAAACCACAAGACTCCTTAGGGTCTTGTTCTTTTGCATGAACCAAAGCATCTTGCTTCCAATTCATATTTTTATTCGACCAATACTAGGAAATTCTGATCTTGTACATTGTCTTTTTGGCGCACGAACACCAGCAAGATCAATTGGTGCAGCAAGCTCAAAACTTACAACTTCTCTTGTTTCCTGAGATTTTCTATCTATTGTATAAATTTCTTGAGGAAATTCAGCATTAGGGTCTGGTGTGCCATATGGATTAACACCGCCAGCAAAATTAACAGCATCAATAAACTTAGCTAATGTTCTTATTCTTGTCACAGTCGCACCTGTCAAATCATTGCCAGTTGTTGTTTCATTAACAGTAATAAGTATTGAAGTAATAGTACCGAGAACATTACTAACTGTTAAAGTTGGTCTTGGTAATTGACCTTTCTGATATTTAAAACCTTCTACTTGTACAGGAAATCTTTGATAAGTATTACCAGCCCATACAATTTCGCCATTAGAATTTAAACTTGAACCAGCATGAAACCTATAAGTGGTAGCAGAGCCATGTAAAGCAGTAGTTGTTGTAAGAGTAAATAATTCTATTATTGATGATGGATTAATAGATTGAATATCACTAATAACACTACTACTCATGGTTCAAATACCTCTCGAAATGTACAACTTAAAATTGCTCTATTGTTATATGGAATAGTTTTAGTCCAGTTTTCGCAGACATATTGCTTGGCACCAGATACAGTAACAGTTACATTTCCACTATTAGTAGCACTTGCTGCAGCAGTTACAGTAAAAGTATCAACAGAAGCAGATGAAGCCACAATAAATGAACCATCTGTAGCAGAACCAGATGTATAATCAAGAGTTACAGTTTCACCAATAGCTACACCATGCTTAGTAACAGTGATTGTAACTGTGGTTCCAGATTGACTATATGTTCCTGTTTTTGATATTCCTTCCCCAGTAGGTGTAAAAGTGAAACTTGCTTGATCATTTGCTCTACTATCTAAAAATGCTTCAATAACATCTGCATCTTGTTCTGATTCATTAAATTGTACAGTAAATGTTTTGGGATTCTGATGACTTGCCAACCCAAACAGAACTCTGTGTTCATAACCATCTCCAAATCGTACAAGTCTTTTTACTGGTGCAGATTTTTTACTATAGCCATTATAAGTAGGTGTAAATGATGGAAATGTAGCCATTATGCAAGTAAACCTCCGGGTCTTTTTTCTTGAATTAGTTGTGCTTGTATTGCCGTAGAAAGAACAAGACCAAGCTCTCTGCTTTGCTGTTCGTTTCCTTCTACATTAGAACCAGAGGCATCTACATTAACAACAATATTATTAGTAACACCACCGCCAATTCGATCATTAGGAATTATTGTACCAGAAGTAGATGGTACAAATAATTCGGGTCCTTTCTCGCCTACTATTGACGCTCTACCAACAGGTGGTCGGCCACCCTTAGCAAATCCGGGTAAGCTTGCAAATGGTCCACCAAAAATAGCACCTAACGCTGTATTAATACCAAGTCTTAACAGTTGTGAAGCAATATCATTAAGAATACCCTTTGCTGCTTCTCCTAAAGATTTGGCGTGTAAAATTGCGCCAACTAATGCATCTGAAACACCTGTTGCAATACTATCTCCAATCTTTTTAAATATTTCATCCTGTCTTTTTGCTGCTTCATTTATTTTTTCAATTTCTGTTTTTTGTTTTTGTAATTCGTGGTTTTGTTTTGCTAAAGAAACAAGTCTAGCTTCTTCTTCACCATCAAATTCTTTTTTAATTGCTGCAATTTGTTGTTCAAGATCAAACTCTTTTTTCTTTTCTTCGCCTTTTATTTGATCTCTAAGAACTGATTTTGTAAGTTCTGCATTTTGTTTTTTTAAATTATCTAATTGAGTATTAAATTGTGCTGTTAAATCTCTTGCTTTTGCATCTGGTAAACCTTCTTCAAGTTTTTTAATTTCTGCTTGTAATTCTTTAATCTGTCCTTTAAATGCTGTTATACCTTCAACACCTCCAACATTTTGAGCACCAATAAGAACACCAAAAACATCTAAGACTTTGTTTGCACCAGCAACTTGTTCTTGTAGTTCATTTATTTTTTTTCTATGTGATTCTATTCTTTCATTAATTGCAGATGCAGTACCAGTTTCCAATAATTCATTAAATTGTTTCTGTGCATTATTTGCCTCTAATAATTTTGTAACAAACATCCCAAGACCTATAACAACCAAACCAATACCAGTTTTAGCAAGTGCAAGTTTAAAAGCATTTGCGGCAACTGTGGCATTTGCAAATCCTATGGAAGTAGCTGCAAGAGTGGCTTTTGTTCCTATAAGACCTCCTGTTGCAATTTGAGCAGATACACCAACAGCTAATAAATTTGTTTTTAAAATTGGTATTGTTATAGCTAAACCTTTAACAGCTAAAGTAATCCCTGCAATAATAGCTGTCGCTTGTCCACCCTCTGAATTTAAAAAACTAAGTAAAGCTGTTAAGCCTTTTACTGCCGGATCAATTACAGGTATAAGAGCTTTACCTAAAGTTTCTCCAAAATCACGAAATTCCTCTCCTAAAGTATCAACAGAACCAGCAAAACCGACTGCCGCAGCTTGAGCTAATTTATTATAACTTTCATCTACAATATCTAAAATCATGGTATGAGCTTTTGCTACCTGATTTGTTTTCATTAACTCTTTAATTACCTTGGTTTGTTGTTTTGTGAAAGCAATACCAGAACGATTTAAATTAGATAAATTTCTTTCAGGGTCTTGCAATGCTTTTGCCAATTGCATGAAAGAAGTACTGACATCCACTTGGTTTACCTGTGCAATATCTGCAGCAGATTGTGCTACACGTTCATAGGCATCAACACCAATATTTCTAAAACTTGTTAATAAGTTAAAACCTCTTGTAAAATCTTCTTGATTAAATAAAGTTGTTTTTCCAAATTTATCTGCCACTTCTTGCAACTGTCGCAAAGAAGCGGCACCTGCACCTAAGTTATTTAAACCTTGCTGTAGTATTGCAATATCTCTTTCTCTTGCTAAAAAAGTATTTAAACTACTATTTAAAACAGAAAAAGCTGTGCCAACAGCAAGCAATGGGGCAACAGTATTTTTAAATGCTGTACCTAAACCTTTTGCTGCTGTAGATGTTGCAGCCAAAGATTTTGTTGCACCTTTTGATGCTGCAGATAATTTATTTGTAGCTGCAGAAGCATTATTTAAAGAACTGACAGCATTTCTGGTGTCAACTCTTAAGGTAACAATACTTTCAGCCACTTAGCTTATATAATCTATTTCTTTTATCTTACCTGTTATTTGCTCGATGGCGCATCTTTTTTTCATTCTCATATTTATTTTCGTAATATGCAGCCCAATATATAAATTCCTCCTCTGTCATATTTTGTCTCAGTTCAGTTAATGTCTTACTTAACTCAGATGCGAGAAACAACTCGAAGTTTAACCAGCTATTTCTCTTTAATCGTTTTTTGCTGTTTCAACGTCAATTTTTAATTCAAATAAAAATAACTCAATATCATTTAAAACCTTCTCTGGTAACATTCTTTGTAAATCAATAGCATCAGCCAAAGCAAACATTTTTGATCCATCTTCTTTTTGTGCAATTTGACAAAGTAGTTGTGTAGATACCATTAGTGCATCATCAGTACCGACAGCAGTTTGTGCTTTTTGTCTATCAAATCTTGTTAATGGTGGAAAATATATATCTATTTTTTGACCTGTTGGTGTTTCAAGCACATATTTACGTCTTACAGACATTACATCACTGAAAGATTCAGTGATGATGTCAACTGTTCTTTTTGTTGTCATAAGATATTAATTGTATTACCCTAATATACTATATAGCTGAAGTAATGGCACCATTAGTAATAAAGTTAACTGTTATTACTTGAATCTCGCCTAAAGTTGCACCATATTCTGCACCAGTAATAATTCCAGCAAAACTAATTTTTTTTGAAGCAGTAGCTGAATCAGGGAATAATTCAAATAAAGCATCCCCAGCATCACCAGTTACAAGAACATCATCTATAAATGCTTGGTAGTCTGAGTTTCCAGCAGTATCGTATAAAAGTTCAGCAGAACCTTCGCCAGATATTAAACCACCAATAAAAGTTTTTGCTGTATCGCCTTGATTGGTTGTTTCCATTGTATCTTTCGTAATAGATAAAGACCAAGACCTAGTTGCTCCAATCTCAGCTTCTGTGCCGCCTGCATTTTCAAACATTATTTTACCAACATCACCTTTGATAGCTGTTGCCATGACAATAAAAAAAAAGTATTAAATTAAGTTTAACCTTTTTCTGACTTTTTCACATCTTTTTTTAAATTTTGTTGTGCCTCATAATATTTTCTACACTCAGGGTCCCAATAATTCGCTTCTCTTCTACCTTTTACAGCTTCTATAGCGTCAAGCATTTCATCTGTGATTTCAAGTTTTGCCATAATTAAAGTCCCTCGTATGTTTCAAAGGTTATCCGCAATTGTGTTACAAACTTACCTTCAGGTGGTTGTGAAAGTATCTCGGGTCCAACTACTGCATCAAAGATAACATCTGATACTGTAATCCTATTGTATAAGTCTCTCAGACGTTTGCAAATAGTAAAATTTCCACCAGAGCCAATGCCTTGTTCAGTAAATATATTTAATGTTAATAAGCCAACCACTAACGTATTGGCATCTGTTTGATCTCCTTGAGATGTAATTTCGCCTGAACCAAAACTAACTTCACATTGCACAAAACTTTCATTACTTGTAGCATCAAATGGCTGATTACTAAATACAACAGGAATTGCAGGGCTACTGGCAAGTTCTGTTGACAACCTAGCTTCAATAGTAGATCTTACTGTATTTAAATCAGTTGCAGCCATTACATACCTCTTATAATTCTTTTAAGTTCTTTTGGAATATAACTAACTGTAAGTTGTTTGGCTTGTAATTCTGGAAATCCTTTTATTGTTTGTTTTCTCGTTCTATATCTACCTTTCCAACTTGGTGGTAATTCAGTTCCATATATAACTGGTTCCGCATATTCAACATTATTTATAATTTTTCCTTGTAATTTTTGTATATCAGTTTTCCAACCATTTCTTAAATTACCACTAACAACAGGTGTTGCTTTTTTTGAAAGCGTAGTCCACTGTAATGTTGTTTTCTTTACTAATTTTTGTACTGCTTCTTCCATCAAATCATCTATCTGTTCTAACTTTATTTGTCTTACCATTATGACCTCACTAATAATTCATAAGTTATAGCAGTATTGTTTTGCTCATTAGTTACAACAGAAATTATTTTATAAACCACTGAACTAACTAATACTTTATCTTTTGGTGTAGGTGTAAATGTAATATCACCGGCAGAGATAGTTATTTTTTTATCTTGTGCTTGGATTTGGTCATTCACCTCAGAATTATTTACATTTTCTATAACTCCTTTAACTACAGTATCACTATTGCTTTCACTTACTACTCCTGTCGTAGTATTATAAGAACCATTAGTAATTTGTCTAATAGTTACATTGCCACCAAGTTTTGATAAACCTTTACTGGCAACTTTTCTAAGTGATGAAGCAATACCCATTAGATTCTGTAGGCAATCACCTGACCACTTGCCAAAGTAATACTGGTAATTACACCTTCGATTTCTGATGCTACACCCATAGTGATTCCGTTAATAGTTGATGAACCATTTTCTGTAAGGTTCTCTGAAACAAAAGTTGCTTCTGCTGCTGTAAGACAATGTACTTTGCCAAAACGACCAGTATGTGTGTCTGTGTTTGTAATGATGATTGCGGCTGGGTAGTATCCCATAATTTAACTCCTTTTAAT